CTGCGCCGATCAAGATTTGGCGAGTGATACGCTTGCGAAGAGCGATGGTGATGCCGTTTACGACTTCTGCGTCATAGTTGGCTAGAGGCAACTTGATGACTTCCTCGGTGTCCTCTGCATAGGCGGTGATTTTGGCTTTATTAATCGTTGCATAGTTAAAAGTCGGCTCAGCAGTAGTGTAGTTGGCCTCTTCTGCTGTGTAACCGCCTTCGCCATAGCCTGTGATGTAGGGCTGGCGGAAAGTTTCGCCGCCTAAAAGGACTCTCACGCCTACACGGTCAAGCAGAGTCGATACTTCGTTGAAAGTCGGTTTCAGGTCAGGTGCGTCATAACGAGGCAGAATCACGTTGTTCGAGAGAGTCACCGAACGCTTTTCGATTAACTCGCGTCCGCGTTGCTCAGAGGCTTTGCGAATTTCCATGTCTTTGTCCATAATGTCATCTCCTGGTTTGTCAATTTTGCGTGTCTCAACTTCTCCCGAAGCCACCGCGCTAATCAAAGCCGCACGCTTCTGGATTTTCTCCTCTTGAGCCTCAAGGTCTCTCAGCTCCACTTCAAGGGCAGTCAAATCCGCGTCGTCTTGCTCAAGCATGGAGCGGATTTCAAGTTTTCTTGCCTTTATTTGCTCGATTGTCATTTTGAACCTCCTAGAAATAAGTTTTCAAAAGCAACTTCCGTCGCAATTGGGCATCCTCCGATGCTTTGCGTTCCTTTTCGGCCTCCACCTCGAAGAAACTCCTTGCAGAAATAGAAGTGGTATCATAAGCGGGCGTTTCAACCGCCGCGACATCCCATAATTTTTTGATTCCCCTGATTTTGCGGGTTCTGGTCTTTTTGTCGTAGGCATCTTCCCCGACAGTAAAAGCAAAAGACATCTTGTCGATGTCTCCCCTTTTAATAAGTTCATATAAGTCCTTGCCTGCGGTCGTTTTGGCTAAGTTGGCCTGTATAAACAGTCCCTGGTCATCAGGCACGAGTCTCAAAGTCTTGCTTCGAGTCCTCGCCATGATCATCACGTGGTCAGAGTGATTGTACTTAAACGGCACGTCTGTCAGGTCTGCGTTGTCCAACGCTCCCCGCTCGATGACCTCTGAGTACTCAACCCCGTCGATTTCATAAAGGACTGTGGGAGAGTCGAATTTGAGTGCGTAGCCCTCCACAATCATCTGTTCATCCTCTATGTCAAGTGACCTGATCTCCATTGTCAGTCTGCGTTCCTTGTCCATTCGGTTCACCTCCTATAGTGGCTGTGTCTAGGCGTCTCACGGGTTGGTCTCCACCTTCCACGGGCGCCCAGTTGAAAATCTCTCGCCATTCGTTTGGTGTCATCGCCCCGCGATCCACCATGGCTAAGAATTGTAGTTTCGTTTGGTTTGATGCGTACTGAAGTCTGTTTCCCTCGAAGATGATTTCGTTACCGAAACCCTGCTCGCGGTTGGAAAATAACTGGTTCGTAAAGGCCAAGCTCATCTGGATGGCCAAAGGCTCAATGACTGACTCATAAAATGAGCCAAATTCCTCCTCCGAGAAATTTGACTTGACGATTTTTTCATTGACCCCGAAGAATCGGTAGACTTTGGAGTCTATTAATTCCATCTGCTTAGCATCCACCATTTTCGGTTCGTTCTTCAGCTCGACATAGTCCGCCTTATTGTCAATCGCCGCGATCCCGCCTTGATTGGTGACGGTTAAGTAGTCCTCCACAAACTTATCCTTGGCCGCTTTCATATCTTCGGCCTTTAGGATGTTCGTGTATTTCAGTAAGCCCCTTAGAAACGCACTCTGCTTGACCGCGTTGATAATCCCCTCGTTTGACGTCTGGATGAGTTCGAGGGTCGGAGTGATGGCTTTGTCGTTGGAACTTCCGAAAAGGTCATTGTCAAAGTAGAATCGCCTTAGATGGATGAGTTCGGTATAAGGCAGAACATAGGTTTGCCCCGAATTAAACTGAAACTTGGCGATGATTTCGGGTTTTCCCGTCCTTGGCTCCAGAAACTCTACTTGTGAGTAGTCGATCGGGTAGAAGGCCTTCGGGTTGCCCATCGGGTCATAATCCACGTAAACAAACGCGTTATTTTTGACCATGAGGAGGCTCACTAACTTGTAAAAAAAGTCATAAGCACTCATATAAGGGTTTGGAGACGTCTGCAACAGTCTCACCGTGGTCGAGTTGACCGCCTGAATCTCCCCGTTGACCCGTCGGATGTGCTTGGGTCGCAACTTGGCTGCGTGCCGAGCGATGGCATCCACGCAAGCCCTCACCACGTCGGAGTCGTAGGCGGAGCCTGACCAGGTGCTAAAGGTCGGCTGGTACCCTTGGAGCATTTTTAGTTGAGTATAAGTGTTTTTTTGAGTTTGTTGCTTCTGGCCGAAAATTATCTGATAAAGTGACCGTCTTTCCAAGTCATCACCTCCCTATATCAAAGCTTGATAATCTGACATTTTCTCAAATAGCACCACGTAGGCGATAGTCAAAGAGACAGCCCCGTCGATTCTCTGCCTCTGGTTCTGTCCCTTGACGGGTCGGATATTGTCATTCTCGTCTCTCTTGACGGAGACGTTGGTTAAATTCCATTTGAGTATCGGGTTGTTGTTGTAATTTATCTTTTTAGCCATTAAATCGGCTCCGAGTTCCTTCATCGGTTGACTCATCGATTTGACCCCTTGGCGCACCTCCATCATGCTGAAGCCTCTGGACTTCATCTCGTCCACCCAGTAGGATGAGTTCCACGGGTCGTAACCGATGTAGAGAGGGTGGATGGAGTGGTCGTTCAGCATTCTGAGGAACCAGTCGGTGACGTCTGAATAGTTGACCTTGTTGCCTTGGGAGAGAGTCAGGAGACCCCTGTCGCGCCATTTGTCGTAAGGAATCTTGTCCTCGACGACCCGTTGCTCCAGTAACTCTGACGGAAGGAAATATTGCTGAATGACATATTTCTTTTCGTCGTTCGGTCGCATGATGATTAAGGAGGCACAAGTCAAGTCTGTCGTCGCTGACAAGTCCACTCCCCCGATGGCGTAGGTGTTGCGTAGCTCCTCTATGTCGAAGGTTTCCTCGTTGTTTATGGCGTCAAAGGTTAACCATGTCCCCGCGACAGTGTCCCTGACATTGAAGTCCTTTGTTAAGACGGTTGGCAAAAAGTCAGGGTCATTCTTTGCCCTTTCCACATTGGCCGCAAGTTCCTCGTATGACTTGATGGTGCCGAGTCCAGGGTTAGCTTTCTCCCACATCCGAAAGTCTGTCCACTCGGAGCGTTCATCGAGTTCGTAAATGAAACTCATAAAGCGTTCATCCTCTATGGCGCCGTCCAAGACTTTGCATGCATAGTCGTAAATGGAGTCAAAGATACACTCCCTCACGAACCCTGCGGTGGTGATCATGTCGAGTAGAGGTTGCTCCCTCGCGGACATGGCTTGCTTAACCACGTCATAGAGGTTACGGTCCTTGATCGCGTGGAGCTCGTCCATGATGCCGTTGTGGACGTTAAGTCCGTCTAGTGAATTTGAATCACTCGCCAAGGGTTCGAACTTTGAAAAGGTGACGGGAAAGTAGATGTCCGTCTTTCGCTTCTTCACGTGCTTGGAAAGCGCTGGTGACTGAGAGACCATGTTGACCGCCTCAGAAAAGACGATTCGGGCTTGGTCTTTTTTCGTGGCTATGGCATAGGCCTCACTTCCACCCTCGCCATCTCCCACCATCATGTAGAGACCCGTTGCGGCTTTCTCTGTCGATTTGCCATTCTTTCGGCCGACGAGAGTGAACACCTCGCGCGCGCGCCTGAAGCCCGTGTCTTTGTGGACGAATCCGTAGACGGCTTGCATCTTCGCCTTTTGAAAGAGTTCGAGTGTGACCCCTTTGCCAATCCATCTTCCTTTGGAGTGCTTGCAAAATCGCTCAATAAACTCTATGGGACGATTCGCCTTCTCTATATCAAAAATCCACGGGTCACGTGGATGGTTGATTTCGTTTATGATTTTCTGATACTGCTGTTTAAGTCTGCGGCATGCTTGGATTTCGCCTGATTCGATTTTTTTCCAATATTCTAGGATATGGTTCATTTGGC